TTATTGTGCCGCCCAGACGATGCGGGCGATCCAGGCGATGTCCTGCACGTCGAAGCCGCGCTCAGGGTATGCGGGATTGAACGAGGCGAGTTCAATCCGGGTGAGCGTGCGGCGCGACAGCAGCTTGCACATCACTTCGCCCTGCGCTGTCTTGGCAATCACGCGGTCGCCGCGGCGCACGCTGGCGGCCGGCGACACGATCACCACATCGCCATCGCGATAGACCGGCAGCATGCTGTCGCCGCTGATCTCCAGCGCATAGGCCTGCGGGTCGCCGATCTCGGGGAAGGGCACCTTCTCCCAGCCTTCGCCGGTCGGGAAACCGGCATCGTCGAAGAAGCCGTCCTTGCCGGCCTGCGCCAGCCCGATCAGCGGGATGCGCTGCGTGCTGCGCGGCACGCCGCCGCTTTCGCTCAGCAGGTCCATGAATTCCGGCACGCTGGCGCCGGTCGCCTCGATCACCTTGGAAATCGATTCCGTCGACGGCCAGCGCTGCTTGCCGTCGCGCGAGATGCGTTTCGACCGGTTGAAGGTGGTGGGGTCGAGACCGGCCTTGCGAGCCAGGCCCGAGGCAGTCAGGTCGTAGCGTTCGGCAAGGCCGTCGATGGCAGCCCAGATGGCGCGATGTGTCAGCATGGGAAGATTGTCTTGCAATTCGCGCGAATTGACTACAGGAATATTCTCTTTATTTCGATTTGACAGGAGAACATAAAGCGAATTATAACCCACCCATAGGCGCGAAAGTTGCCTCTGTTCTGCTCGCATCGGGTCTGGATGTGAAACAGATGGGCGAAAATCCAGCTAAACCCGGACTTCAATCGCCAGCACAGGCTGTAGCCGGCTCTGGCAGCCGTCCCGACCGGCCGCAGCGGGTCGTGGTGGTCTTTGCCGAAGACACCCGGCTGCCCAAGCTGCGACGGCTCAAGCCCGGTTTCCGCCACTGTTATGCCTATCTGGCTCTGCCGGGCGGCTGGGTCGGGGTCGATCCGCTGTCTCATATGATTGAAATTAAGGGATTTTATGACTGGCCCGCAGACGCGGACCTGGCTCAACATCTGCGCGGCCTGGGTCATTGCGCGCTCACGGTGCCGGTGCTGGACGCGCCGCGGCGCCTGGCGCCGCCGCTGCCGTTTACCTGTGTCGAGGTGGTCAAGCGTCTGATCGGCCTGCAGAGCTGGCGCATCAGAACGCCATGGGAACTATTTCTGCATTTGCGGAAAATATCCCTTGATTTTGGATTTGCTTTGTTCTATATCTCGTTCACATAGGAACATATAGCAAACATTCCGGATCGACCTGCGAAAGGACCTTGCTGTCATGGGTGGGATTTTCAGCTCTCCGTCACCGCCGCCGCCCCCTCCGCCGCCACCGCCACCGCCCGAACCGGTCGAGAGCGCGGCCGAACTGGCCGAGAAGGCGGCCCGCGAGCGCCGTCGCCGCGCTCAGGGCGAAACCATCGCGACGTCGTGGCGCGGCGTGAACGGCGCCGCGACCGACACCGAAACGCTCGGCGGGGCGTCTGCAAATGGCAGCCGCAACACCAAACGCCTGCTCGGCGAATGAGGCGCGCAGTCATGTCCGGCACCACACCTCTGACGGCAGAGCAGCACCCCGACCACGATCCGCTGCATCCCGACGCCCTGCGCCGCCGCTATGACCGGCTGCGCAGCCAGCGCAGCAACTGGGAAGCGTTGTGGCAGGATTGCTACGACTATTCCCTGCCGGCGCGGCGGACCACAGCGATCCAGGGCCATATGACCGGCAGCCATGCGGGCCGCGTGGCCGAACGGCTGTTCGATGCCACCGCCGCCGATGCGGCCGAACAGCTGGCGGCGACACTGCTTGCACAGCTGACGCCGCCCTGGTCGCGCTGGTTCGCTTTCCAGCCGGGCCGCGACGTGCCGGAAGAGCAGCGCGGCGCCATGGCGAGCGAACTCGATCGCGCGGCGGAATTGCTGCAGGCGCAGTTCGACCGCAGTAATCTCGCTGTCGAGTTGCATCAAAGCATGCTGGACCTCGTGGTGGCCGGCACGGCCTGCCTGGCCTGCGAGGAAGCGCCGCTCGGCGAGGCCAGCGCCTTTCGCTTCGCGGCCGTGCCGCTCGGCGATCTCGCGCTGGATGAAGGCGGCAGCGGCCGGCTCGACACGGTCTTCCGACGCCAGGAGCTGACGCTCGACCAACTCGGCCAGCGCTATCCGATGCTGGACCAGCAGGCCTGGTTCACCGCGCGGCGCCAGCGCGAACCCGATGCGCGGCTGGCTGTGCTCGATTGTCTGCTGCCGGCGCCGGCGCCGCGTCATGGCTATCTGTTTGCCACCGTCCTCGAAGACAGCGCGCTCGCCGAAGATGCACGACTGCTCACGGCCGGGCGTTTCGATCAGGCGCCGTTCATCGCCTTTCGCTGGCTGAAGGCGCCGGGCGAAATCTATGGCCGTTCGCCGGTGATGAAGGCGTTGCCCGATATCAAGACGGCGAACAAGACGGTCGAGCTCGTGCTCAAGAATGCCTCGATTGCCGTCACCGGTATCTGGCAGGCCGATGATGACGGCGTGCTCAATCCCGCCAATGTGAAACTGGTGCCGGGCGCGATCATCCCGAAAGCCGTCGGCTCGTCCGGGCTCACGCCGCTGGCTGCCCCCGGCCGTTTCGACATTTCGCAGATCGTACTCGACGACCTGCGCGGCCGCATTCGCCATGCCCTGCTGGCGGATCGGCTGGGTCAGGTCGATGCACCGCGCATGACGGCGACCGAGGTGATGGAACGATCAGCGGAAATGGCGCGCCAGCTCGGCGCCACCTTCGGCCGTCTTCAGTCGGAACTGCTGAATCCTTTGCTGTTGCGCGCGGTGGCGATCCTGCAGCGGCGCGGCGAGATTCCGCGTTTCGCGCTGGATGGCCGCGAGGTCGCCCTGGTGCAGCAGTCGCCGCTGGCGCGGCTGCAGGCGCAGGGCGATGTGCAGGGTGTGCTGAGCTGGCTGCAGCAGTTGCAGGCGCTGGGGCCGGCGGCCCTGCAGGTCGTCGACAGCGTCGCGGTGGCGCGCTGGCTCGGTCGCACGCTGGGTGTGCCGGGCGAATTCCTGATCGAAGCCGGCGAGGCGCCCCCGGCCGACGCCGGCGGCGGGATGCCGCAATTGCAGCAGATGCTGCAGCAACTCACGCAGGCCGCGCCGCAGTCAGCAGAAAGAGCCGCACCATGAGCGAAGCGATCCAGGGCGATCTCGCCGCGGCCTTTGCGCGCTGCTTTCGCGGCAGCGACGGCGACCGCGTGCTGGCGCATCTGCGCCGCATCACCATCGAACGGCGGCCGGCACCTGACTGCAGCGAGGCGGAACTACGACACCTGGAAGGGCAGCGCCATCTCGCCGCTTACATCCTGCAGCTCGTCGCACGCGGTCAGCTCGGCGCGTGACGTTTCTTGGAACATTTCGGGATCAACAAAAAGGATCAGGCCATGACAGCCAATTTGCTTGAAGCGGAAACCCAGAGTGAAGCCGGCACCCCTGCGGATCTCGGGGCCGTGCCGGAGAAATTCCGCGATCCGCGCACCGGAGAAATCCGCGTCGATCTGCTGGTGAAGTCCTATCGCGCGCTGGAACAGAAACTCGCCGGCATGGTGGCGCTGCCGGGCGACGATGCCGACGAGGAGTCGCGGCTGCGCTTCCATCGCGCCATGGGCGTGCCGGACAGCCCGGACGGCTACGAGATCACGCTGGCCAATCCCGCGCTCTCCGCCGATGCCGAGGTGAACCGTCGCCTGCATGAGGCCGGCTTTACCCCGGCCCAGGCGCAGCTGGTCTACGATCTGGCCTGCGACCATGTCGTGCCGCAGCTGCATCGCATGGCCGGCGAATACCGGGTGCGCGGCGAACGCGAACGCCTGCTGCAGCGCTATGGCGGCGAGGTGCGCTTCGCCGAGACCGCACGGGCGCTCGAAGCCTGGGGCCAGCGCAATCTTCCGGAGTCTGTCTTTGCTGCACTGGCCTCGTCTTACGAGGGCATCGTGGCGCTGGAATCGATGATGCAGAACGGCGATCCGGCGCTGACCCGTGGCGGCGCCGGCAGCGATGCTGCGCTCAGCGAGGATCAGCTGGTCGGCATGATGCGCGACCCGCGCTACTGGAAAAAACGCGACCCCGAATTCCTCGCCAAGGTCACCGATGGCTTCAAGAGGCTGTATCCGGGTTGATCGCGTGCGGCTGGCCCCGTCGACAGCGATGCAGGTCGCATCGCGGTGGCCGGCCGTCTCTCTCATCGCTTTTGCGTGTCTGCCGATAACCGCAGCCGGATCTGGTCCGGCGCGGCCGGCGGCACGGCGGCAACGGTGCCCTGCCAGCAGGACAACACCGCGGGCCGCATGAACCGCCGGGCGACCGGCTTTGTGAACCGATGACGAAAAGGAGCGTCCGATGACGCCGACGATTGAACAATCCTTCGTCCGACAGTTTGAACACGACGTCCATCAGGCCTATCAGAGGCTGGGCGCCAAGCTGCGTCCGACGGTGCGGTCGAAGACTTCCGTGAAGGGCTCGTCCACCACTTTCCAGAAGGTGGGCAAAGGCACCGCCAGCACCAAGGCCCGCCATGGCAAGGTGCCGGTGATGAATGTCGACCATGGCTCGGTCGAATGCCTGCTGCAGGATTTCTATGCCGGCGAATGGCTCGATGCGCTGGACGAACTGAAGGTCGGCCATAACGAGCGCGACGTGATCGTGAATGCCGGCGCCTATGCGCTGGGTCGCAAGACCGACGAGCTGATCATCCGCTCGCTCGACCAGTCGGCGCAGTTTGCCGGCGGCGACAGCGACGGCCTGACCAAAGCCAAGATCCTGGCCGCTTTCGAAGCGCTCGGCGCCGCCGATGTGCCCGACGATGGCCAGCGCTATGCCGTGATCGGCTGGCGCCAGTGGTCGCAGCTGCTCGATATCCCGGAATTCGCCGATGCCGATTATGTCGGCGACGACGATCTGCCGTGGAAGGGCGCGCAGGCCAAGCAGTGGCTCGGAACGCTGTGGATGGCCCATAGCGGCCTGACCCTGCAGAACGATGTGCGGCTCTGCCACTGGTACCACAAGACCGCGGTAGGCCATGCCTCGGGCCAGGACGTGAAGTCCGACATCACCTGGCACGGCGACCGCCCCGCGCATTTCATCAACAACATGATGAGCCAGGGCGCCACGCTGATCGATCCGGCCGGCGTCGTCACCCTGCGCTGCCGCGAACAGTAAGGAGACGCGCATGTCCTACAGTTCGAAAAGCCTGTCTGTGCTCGGTTATGCCAACGGCTTCACGCTCTGGCATTACAGCACGCCCGATGCCGCCACGACGGTGGACGGTGCCGGCTATTTCAACGCGGCAGCCGAAATGCTGCGCAGCGGCGACTTCATCCTGGCCAATACCGGGCAGGGGGGCGGGTCGCCGCAACATGGCATCTTCGTGGTCGCGTCGAATCAGAACGGCCAGGTCGATCTCACCGACCTCACGCCGTTCGGCAGCGCCGACACCGACTAGGACCGACCGACTAGCACCGCCAGACCTCGCGTCTGACATCACCGCTGCCGCACCTCCCGGGAACGGAGGCCGGCAGCGACCGGGGCCGCGCGGCCGAACGCCGCGCAGCCGGGGGCCAGCGCGCCCCGGGGCGACGCCCTGCCGCCGATGCTTCCTCTCATCGCGGCAGGGCGTCCCGACCTTGCCTTTCCGAAAGGAGCCGACCATGGCCTCGAACGCCATCGAACTCTGCAATCGCGCCCTGGTCACGCTCGGCGCCCAGCCGGTCACCGGTTTCGACGATGCCACCGTCGAAGCCGAGATCGCCCGGCATCTGTATCCCTCGTTGCGCGATGCGCTGCTGTCGTCGCATCCCTGGCGCTTCGCCACCATGCAGGCAGCCCTGCCGCGGCTGCCGCTGCTGCCGGCGGCAGACTATGGCTTCGCCTTCCAGCTGCCGCCGGATTTTCTGCGCGCGCTCTCGGCCGGCGTGGTCGAACGCGGTCGTGGCCTGAATTACCGGATCAGCGGCCGGCGGCTGGAGGCCGATACCGACAGCCTCACGCTGACCTACGTGTTTCGCCCTGACGAAACCGGCTTTCCGCCCTTCTTCGATATCGCGCTGATCGCGCGACTGGCGGCGGAATTCTGTCTGCCGCTGACCGAAAGTACGACGCGGGCGCAGCTGCTGCATCAACTGGCCGAAGCCGAATTCCGCCGCGCCAAGGCCATCGACAGCCAGCAGGCCGAACCCGGTCGCATCGAAGACTTCACTCTGGTCGAGGTGCGCGGCTGATGCCCAAGATCACGATTGCCAAAAACAACTTCACGGCGGGCGAGATCGCGCCCGACCTGTGGGGTCGCGCCGATCTGCAGGGCTATGCCAACGGCGCCGCGCGCTTGCGCAACGTGATGCTGCGCCCGACCGGCGGCGTGACGCGCCGGCCCGGCCTGCGGCATGTCTGGTCGCTGACCGGCATCTCGGCCGTGCGGCTCGTCGCCTTTTCCTTCAACACCGAGCAGACCTATCTGCTGGTCTTCAGCCCGCTCAAGCTGCATGTCTTCCGCGACGCTGAGCGCGTCTATCTCGGCGATGCGCCCTGGACGGCGGACCATCTGCCTAACCTGTCCTGGACGCAAAGCGCCGACACGCTGTTCCTCTGTCATCCCGACCTGCGGCCGCAACGCATCACGCGGCTGAGCCACAGCGACTGGAAGATCGAGAATTTCACTTTCGCCGCCGACAAGGAAACCGGCGCGCTGTTCGAGCCCAGCTTCAAATTCGCCAAACAGGACGTCACGCTGCTGCCCTCGGCCACATCGGGCAATGTCACGCTGACGGCGTCGGAGGATTTTTTCCTGCCCGGCCATACCGGCACCCAGTTGCGGATCAAGAAGAAAGCCGTGCGGATCGACACGGTCTCCACCACCAAGGTCGCGCAGGCCACGGTACTGCAGACACTGGCCGACACCACGGCGACCGATGACTGGGAGGAGGCGGCCTTCTCGGCGGTACGCGGGTGGCCGGTTTCGCCGACCTTGTATCAGGAGCGTCTGGTCTTCGCTGGCTCACGCGATCTGCCAAACCGCATCTGGATGTCGAAGACATCCGATATCGACAATTTCGACCAGGGCGAGGCGCTGGACGACGAAGCCATCGAATTCGCGCTGCTGACCGACCAGGTCGATGCGATCCGGTCGGTGGTGGCCGGGCGGCATCTGCAGGTTTTCACCACCGGTGCCGAATGGATGGTGGCGGGCGATCCGCTGACGCCGGCGAAAGTGCGGGCAGAACGCCAGACCCGCGCCGGGTCCTATCCCGACCGCACGATTCCGCCGCGCCATGTCGACGGCGCCACGCTGTTCGTCGCGCGCAACGGCCGCGAGTTGCGTGAGTTCCTCTACACGGATATCGACCAGTCCTACACGGCCGCCGATCTTGCGCTGCTGTCCGGCCATCTGTTCGACAATCCGGTCGACCAGGATTACGCGGCGCGCGACCGCCTGTTCCTGATCGTGATGGGCAACGGCAGCATCGCCGCGCTCACCGTCTATCGCGCGCAGCAGGTCACGGCCTGGACGGTGTTCGAGACCGACGGTTTCTTTCGCGCCATCGCCGTGGTGGAAGACCGCATTTATGTGGCGGTGGTCCGCAATGGCGAAATGCAGATCGAGTCTTTTGCGCCCGACAGCTTCACCGACAGTCATGTCGCCGTCAGTGCTAACACGCCGCAGCAGGTCTGGGGCGGCCTGTCGCATCTCAATGGCCGTATGGTCGACATTCTTGCGGACGGCAAGCTGCAGCCGCGCCAGACGGTGGCCGGTGGTGCAGTCACGCTGACCGCACCGGCGATGCGCGTGGAAATCGGCCTGCCCTATGCGCATGAGATCCGGCCCTTGCCGGCCGAACTCGGCAACGGGGCGATGACCAGCCAGGGCAGCCCGGTCCGGCTCGTGCGTGCCGTCTTTCGCCTGCTGTCGACCCGCGCGCTGCATGTCGATGTCGGTCGCGGCCTGCGCGCGCTGCCGTTTGCGCGTAGCGGTGAAGTTCTGGATGCAGCACAGGACGCTTTCAGCGGCGATCTCGAAGCGCGCGGCCTGGGCTGGCGCCGCGGTGCCGACCAGCCGATCTGGCGTATCCATCAGGATATGCCGCTGTCCTGCACTTTGCTCTCCGTGATCACCGAAGTGAAAGGAGCCGACTGATGGCAGGAATGGAAACCATGCTGCTGACCACGGCGCTGGGCGCCGCCAGTTCGATGGCGCAGGCCAGCCAGCAGCGCAAGGCGCAATCGCAGGCCCAGGCGCTGCAGGCCCAGCAGATGCAGCAGCAGACCGACGAACTGCAGCGCCAGCATGCCAAAGCCGAGGAAGACCGGCAGGACCGGCTGAAACGCGCCGCCGCCTCGCAGCGTGCGGCTTTTGCCGGTGCCGGAATCAGCAGCGACGGTTCGGGCGAGGCGGTGTTCGACAATTTGCTGTCGCAGAGCCTGCGCGAGAAACAGGAGCTCGACCACCAGCTGGATCGCAGCCTGCGCAGTCTCAACGACAGCATGCAGTTCAACCTGCTGCAGCGCCCGAAATCCGATCCCTTTGCCACGGCGGCTTCGCTCGTCGAGACCGGGATCGGCCTCTACGGCGCGGGAAAGAAACACGGCCTCTTCAAGTAACGCGGAGATCCCCATGACATCCTCATCCCTGGTCCCCAGGATCCAGCTGATCGCCACCGGCACGCAGCAACTGTTTCCGTTCGAATTCCCGGTCTCCAGTGCGGCCGAACTGCATGTCTGGCTCGACGATGCGCCGCGCAGCGACATCGCCGTCACCCTGCTGCCCGGCGGCGGCGGCACGATCGGCTTCACCGGCACGCCGCCGCTGGCCGGCCAGCGCGTCACCATCGCGCGGATTCTGGGCCTGAATGCTGGCGTGCAATTCTCGGAAGGCGGCGTGCTGCGTGCCGAAGCGCTGAATGCCGAATTCGAACGGCTGACGCGGCTGGTGCAGCAGGTCGACGAAAAAGTGGCGCGCGCCGTGAAGTTGCCGCCGGCCGCGCCCTTTGCGGCGGCGCAGGATCTGGTGCTGCCGGCGAATGCGGCGCGCGCCAATCGCGTGCTCGGCTTCGATGACGACGGTCAGCCCGCGCTGATCGGCGAAGGCTCGATCCCGGCCGGTCCGGTTGGCCCGCAGGGCGCGCAGGGTGTCGCCGGTCCGGTCGGTCCGCAGGGTGCGACCGGACCGCAGGGCGCACAGGGCATCGGCGGTCCGCCGGGACCGCAGGGCAATCCCGGTCCGGCTGGCCCCGCCGGTCCGCAGGGACCGCAGGGCGCCGCCGGTCCACAGGGGCCGCAGGGCGTGCAGGGCAGCGCCGGTGCGCCGGGGCAGTCGTTCACGCCGGATGCCATCGGCAGCTCCGCGCAGCGTAGCTCGTATGATGCCGCCGCTGCCGGCTTCGCTTTTCTCGCCGCCGATCTCGGGCAACTGTTCTTCAAGCTCAGCGCTGCGGCCGCCGACTGGTCGGACGGCATCTATTTCGGTCGCGGCGAAGCCGGCCCGCAGGGACCGCAGGGTATCCAGGGTCTGCAGGGTCCGGTCGGTCCGCAGGGACTCCAGGGTCCGCAGGGCGAAACCGGTGTGCAGGGCCTGCGCGGTCTCACCTGGCGCGGCGGCTGGCTCGCCGCGACAGCCTATGCCGAGGACGACGCGGTCCAGCATGACGGTCATAGCTATATCTGCATCGCCGATGTGAATGGCGGCACGGCGCCGGCCGATGATCCCGCGCACTGGTCGCTGCTCGCCGCGCGCGGGTTGCAGGGCCTGCAGGGTGTGCAGGGCGAAACCGGACCGGCGGGGCCGACCGGCCCGCAGGGTCCGCAGGGCGAGCAGGGCGCGGTCGGTCCGCTCGGCCCGCAGGGTCTGCCGGGACAGGACGGGGCGCCGGGTCTCGGTGTGCCCTATGGCGGCAGCACCGGGCAGCTGCTGGCCAAGAACTCGAACGACGATGGCGATGTGATCTGGCAGGACGCGCCAGACGGCTTCGTGGCGAAGACCGGCGACACGATGAGCGGCGCCCTGGTGGCGCCCAGCCTGCAAAGCGCTGGCAGCACGCCGCTCGCCACCGGATTCCTGCTCGGCGATGGCGAGGATGTCGGCCATGCCATCCTGCATCGCACGCGCGAGACGCTGTACGAGGAGCAGCAGGTCGCCAACTGCGCCGGCATCGTGCCGAACGGCAACTGTTTCGGCAATACCGGCTGGAGCATGCCGAATGCGAACTGGTGGAGCTGGGGCCTCGGTCTCGCCTATCGCAATCCCGGCTACGATTTCGCCGGCGGTTCGTCCACCACCAACCAGCCGGTCAGCCAGACCAACGAGCGCATCTACGGCGCGTATTACCTGCTGCGCACCGAAGTCGGCTTCGACGTGCAGCGGCGCGACTGGAAGAACTGCAACTGCGGCCAGACCAATTGCTACTCGAACTGTAACTGCAACTGCAATTGCAACTGCAATTGCGACTGCGTCTACAAATAACGGGAGGCGTGAATGAGCGCGCTTTTTCAGCGACACAACTTTCTCTGGGCCGGCCTCACACTGCCCTTCGTGGTGGAAGCGAAGATCGCAGCGACGCAGATCACCCTGCGCACATGGCGGCTGAGTCAGGATGCACCGCTGGCATCGGTGTTACCGACCGAGGAGGCGGCGGCGCTGTATGGCGGCCATACCGAAGCCTTCGCGATCGATGCCGACCTGGCCCCATCGCGCGAGATCCGGCAGAAACACTGGATCCCGCTGGCCGCACTGGGCGGGCAATATGCCGGCGCGCCGCGCAGCCGTAACCTGTTCCTGCAGCCGGTCAGTCAGGTCGGCTTCCGCGTCGATCCGGCCATTCTGGGGTCGGCGGCCTGGTCGGATTATGCGATCTGGAGCTTCAACTCCGCCAGCGACGGCCGGCTGTCGATGCCGTTCAACCGCTATCTCGCCACCCAGCCGAGCCGCGAGCATCGTTATGCGCTGACCATGGCACGCCAGGAAGAAACGCTGCTGACCTTGGTGGTGCCGTTCGCGCAGGAGGATGTCTCGAACTGCGCCTTCATCCTGCGATACAACGCGGCACTCGGCGGCATCCACAATTTCGCCGGTTACCGCGCGATGCCGGCCGTCGCTCCCGGTGCGCCGCCGCCCGATCACGAACAGCTTTACGGCATGAAGGCGCTGCTGCCCTCGCTGCGCCTCACGGGTCCGGACACGATTCCGGCGGGCGCGGCGGCTGACTACACCGTCGAGATCTACAGCCGGAATACCGACACGCTGGTCGACGATACCGAGACGCAGATTTATCTCGAGACCACGGCAGGCTATCTGCCGCGCCGCCGCGTCACGGTCAGCACCGGCACGGCAAGCTTCCCGCTGCTGGCGCTGGGCCTCACGGCCGGCGACCGCATCAAGCTGAAAGTCGGCTGGCGCAACTTCAGCGGCGTCGACGAGAAGTTCGTCACCATCGTCTGAGTCTTTCGCACGGAGCATTCCCATGTCGCCGCTGTATCGCCTCGTTCTCGCCGGCCCGCAGGGCTATCGTCGCGTCGCTCTCTGGTCGCCGCAGAATGCATCGCTGCGCTGGGAGGATGACGGCACACCGCTCGATCTCAGCGGCGTGGGCCTCGGCTACGACAGCGCGCCGCGTCTGTGGCAGCCGGCCTTTCCGGTGCATCCCTCCCTGCCGGCCGGCAAGCAGCGCGATGTGCGCGTGCTGAAACTCCAGCTCGGCCTGAAATGCAATTACAGCTGCCAGTATTGCAACCAGGCGCATCAGCCCCATGACAGCCAGGGCGATCCCGCCGATGTCGACCGTTTTCTCGCCACGCTGCCGGACTGGCTGGAGGGCGAACCGCAGCGGATCGAATTCTGGGGCGGCGAGCCGTTCGTCTACTGGAAGACGCTGAAACCGCTGGCCGAAGCGCTGCGCGCGAGGTTTCCGCAGGCAAGTTTCGGTTTGGTGAGCAACGGGTCGCTGCTGGATGACGACAAGATCGACTGGCTGGATCGCCTGGGCTTCGGTGTCGGCATCAGCCATGACGGCCCGGCGATGAAATATCGCGGGCCGGATCCGCTCAACGATCCGCAGAAGCGCGCCATGCTGCGGCTGCTGTATGACCGGCTGGCGCCGCAGCATCGCATCAGCTTCAACACCGTGCTGCATCGGCGCAACATGTCGCTGACGGCGGCGCGGCGCCATATCGCGGCGGCGCTGCAGGTGCCCGAAGCCGATCTGCCGATGGTGACCGAAGAGGTGCTGCTGCCCTATGACGACAGCGGCAAGCGGCTGAGTTTGCGCACCGAGTCCGAAGGCCGCGCCTTCATGGCTGCCGTATTCTGGGAAGCGGTGCGCGGCGAGTCGATGGCGGTCAGCACGATCCGCGACAAGATCAGCGGCTTTTTCCGCCTGCTGGCCGAAGGCCGGCCGGCGGCGTCGCTGGGCCAGAAATGCGGCATGGACGATCCGACGCGGCTGGCGGTCGATCTCAAGGGCAACGCGCTGACCTGCCAGAATATGTCGGCCGATACCAAACACCGCATCGGCCATGTCGAGGCGCTGCAGGAGATCCGCCTCGACACGGCCTGGCACTGGTCGACGCGCGACGAATGCGGCAACTGCCCGGTGCTGCCGCTTTGCCAGGGCGCCTGCCTGTTCCTCGAAGACGATCTGTGGCGCCAGGCCTGTGACAACAGCTACTGGCACAATCTCGGTGTCTTCGCGGCAGCGCTCTACTGGCTCACGCGCCTGGTGCTGATCGAGATCGAAGGTCCGCCCCGGCGCGACGCTCTGCCGGTGCGCAGCACGGTGATCGATCCCGCCAGCCTGGAGCGGGCGGCATGAGCAAGCCGCTTCTGGTGCTCGCCGCGCCCAGTCGCGAAAGCCGCGACAAGGCGCTGCATTTCGCTGCCGCTGCCGCAGCGCTCGGCCTGCGGTCGCGCACCATCGTCACCGGTCAGCCCGCGCAGGTCGCGGCCCTGGCCGGCGACGACCCGATCCTGTTCGCCTTGGCCTGCAGCGATGCGCTGGCGCTGCCGGCAGCAAACCTCAATGCGCAGCATAACTGCGGCGGACTCTTGCCACAGCTGATCGCGACACTGGCCGACAAGGCAACCGGCATCCCCTGGCTCAGCCGCCGGCTCGGCCTGCCGCTACTGCCGCAATGCCTGCCGCAGACGCCGGACGACATCGCGCGCTGGAACTGGTCCGGTCCGGTCATGGTGAAACCAACGCGCTCGGCCGGCGGCTGGTCGCCGCGACCCTGGGGCTACCGGATCTTCGACAGCAAGACGGATCTGCTGCACTGGCTGCGCGCCGAGTGTCTCGAAGCCGCCTTCTTTGCCGAACAGCAGCAGCCTGGCGTGCTGGGCCCGGCGCTGCTGCAGGCGGCACTCGATACCGACCGCACGGAAGCGGTGCTGCTGCTGCTGACTCCATCGCGCCTGCAGGTGCTGTGCCGGCCGTTCGGCGAGTTCGAAACCGCCGGACGCGAAGCCGGCGGTAGAGATACCGGTGGCCTGCGCTGGCGCCGCGTCGCCTATGGCGGCGCGGCGGCCCCCGAACTGGTGGCGCAACTGGGACACCTCGAGGCGGGCCCGGGACGCGGGCTGCTCTATCTGCAGGCCCTGCGTGGTCCGGACGGCCTGTATCTGATCGACATCAATCCGCGCCTGTCGTCGGGCTGGGACTGGATGGCAACCGCTGCCGATACCTCGGCGCATCGTCGCCTACTGGCCGCGCTGCTGTTCGATCAGCCATTCGACGCGGCGCTGGCGGCGCCGGCGGTGGCGATCGATCTGGTGCATGGCGAATCCGGCCGCGACCTGTGCGCCATCGATCATCCGCCGCTGCCGCCCCATATCCAGCCGCTGCGCCTGACGCCAGAGGCCTGCCGCGCGGCTGACGCGAGGAGTTTCGACAGGGCCGCAACAGCGCCGGCCTTCGTCACGCTCGCCCCCGACATGGCGACCTGCCTGGCGCGAGCCGAAGCCTTCCGCGCCGGGATCGCCCTGCATTACGACACGGAGACTGCGGCATGACCGAACCTTTCAACGACCGTTTCGAAACCGTGGCCCGCGCCAGGCATGACGCGCTGGTCGAGATCTACGCCGCACTGGACCCCCATGCGCCCGCCTCCGGCGACAGGGCGATCAGCCAGCGCCAGTCGGCCGGCAAGGCGCTGCTCACCCATATCCTGCTGCTGCGCAAGCTGCTGCATCTCGATGTACCGGGCGCCGCTGCGGCGCGCGAGGCGCTCGATGTTGACGGCTACCGCGCCATGGTCGCGGCGCTCAACGAGGAGGTCGGCGACGATGGCTGAGTTCCAGCAGCTGATCCCCAGTCTGCCGGCCGAGGTCGCGCGCGAAGTGTCGCTGACCGATTTCGTGCGCTTCTGGAACCGGCGCCAGCATCTCGGCCTGCCGGATCTGCATAAGGATATTCTGGCGTGGCTTGAACAGAGCTGGCAGCAGGGCCGCCGCGAGCTGCTGTTGCTGGTCTTTCGCGATGCCGGCAAGTCGACGCTGGTCGGGCTCTTCGCGGCCTGGTTGCTGCTACGCGATCCGGGCTTGCGCATTCTCGTGCTGGCGGCCGAACAAAATCTCGCCCGCAAGATGGTGCGCAACGTCAAGCGCATCATCGAACGCCATCCGCTCACGCGCGGCCTGATGCCGCCAGCGCGCGACCAGTGGGCGGCCGACCAGTTCACGGTCAACCGCAGCGTGGAATGGCGCGATCCTTCCATGCTGGCGCGCGGCCTGAACGGCAATATCACCGGCTGCCGCGCCGATATCGTGCTGTGCGACGATGTCGAGGTACCGGTCACCAGCGACACGCCGCGCAAACGCGACGACCTGCGCGCCCGGCTCGCCGAGATCGACTATGTGCTGGTGCCCGACGGCATGCAGCTCTACGCCGGCACGCCGCACACCTATTACTCCATCTACGCGCTGACGCCGCGCCGCGAGATCGGCGAACAGGCGCCGTTCCTTGACGGCTTCCATCGCCTGGAATTGCCGGTGCTGAACGAGTGCGAGGAAAGTCGCTGGCCGGAACGTTTTCCGCGCGATCGCCTCGACAGTATCCGCCGTCGCACCGGGGCGGCGCGTTTCGCGGCGCAGATGCTGCTCCAACCGGTCTCGACCGAAGATGCGCGGCTCGATCCGGATCGCATCCCTCTCTATGGCGGCGAACTGGAAGTCGAATATCTGAGCGGCGACCGCATGCTGCTTAGCATCGAAGGCCGGCGCATGGTGTCGGCCAGCTGCTGGTGGGACCCGGCCTTCGGTATGCCGCGTCGCGGCGACGGCAGCGTGATCGCCGCTGTCTTCAGCGATGCCGAGGGCGGCCACTGGCTGCATCGCATCCAGTGGCTGGAGCAGCAGCCCGGCAGCGACACTGATGCCGCCAGCCAGCTCTGCGCCCAGGCAGCAGCTTTCGTGAAGGCTTTGCATCTGCCGTCCGTGCGGCTGGAGACCAACGGACTCGGCCGCTTCCTGCCCGGCCTGCTGCGTCGTGCGCTGGCCCAGGCCGACTGTGGCGCCGGCGTGGTCGAGCAGACCAGCCGCCAGTCGAAGACCGCGCGAATCCTGCAGGCCTTCGACGTGATGATGGCGGCGGGTGCGCTGCAGGCGCATCGCAGCGTGGCCGACACGCCCTTCTTCGCCGAGATGCGCGAATGGCGACCCGACGGGCGCAGCCGGGATGACGGGCTGGATGCCGTCTCGGGCTGTCTGCTCAGCGAACCGGTACGCCTCGGTCTCTTGCCGGCACGGCCGGCGCTGCATGACTGGCGCGGCGGCGCGGGTCCGCACCAGGCGCAATCGGATTTCGAGCTCTAGGAGGCCGACATGAGCGGACAGTTTGCAATGGATCTGATGTGGTGGCTCAGCATGGTGGAACTCCCGGCGCTTGGCGGCCTGTTCTGGCTGATCCAGCATCAGCGCGAACGCCACGACCAGATCGTGCAGCAGATGCAGGCCGAGCAACGCGCCGCGATCGGTGCCACGAGAGCCGCGCTCTCGGATTTCAAGCTCGACGTCGCCCAGCGCTATGCTTCCATCGCCTATCTCAAGGATGTCGAAACGCGACTGACCGAGCACCTGCTGCGTATCGAGGCCAAGCTCGGCCAGCCGGCGCGCTTGTAAGTGGGAGGATTGAATCATGCGGATCACGGAACTGTCGGCCGATCCCGCCGCCCGTGCGGCGGCCTATGGCGATCATGCCTTCACCCTGGATGTCATGGCGCGCACGCTCTGGGGCGAGGCCAGAGGCGAGGGCCTCGCCGGCATGCGCGCCGTGGCCAGCACGATTCTCAACCGCGCCGCACGACCCTGCTGGTGGGGCCGCAGCGTGGCCGAGGTCTGTCTGAAACCCCGGCAGTTCTCCTGCTGGCTCGACAGCGATCCGAACCGCGCCAAGCTGCTCAGTATAGACGGGCGCGACCGCGCCTTCGCCACCGCGCTGTCGATCTCGGTCGATGCGCTAGCCGGCATCCTGCCCGACTACACCTTCGGCGCCACGCATTACCACGCGTTGCAGTCCGCGCCGGCCTGGGCCAGCGGTCGCACGCCCTGCGCGGTGATCGGCCGCCATGCCTTTTACAACGATATAGATTGAGGTCCGCCATGCTCGACAAACTGCTGGGTACACAGATCGCGACACCGATCGAAGCCATCGGCAATGTCTTCGACCGCCTGTTCACCTCCGATGCCGAACGCGCCCAGGCCGAGGCGGTGCTGGAGAAATTAAGGCAAAATCCCGCTGCCCTTCAGGTCGAGCTCAACAAGATCGAGGCAGCGCATCGCTCGATTTTCGTCGCCGGCTGGCGCCCGGCGGTGGGCTGGATCTGCGCCGCTGCCGTCGGCTGGGCCTATCTCGGCCATCCGGTCTTTCTCTGGGCGGCCGCGCTCTGGTCGCCCGGCCTGCAGGCGCCCGCCATCCACACCGACAGCCTGTTCGAACTGGTGCTGGCGATGCTCGGCATGGCCGGGTTGCGCAGTTTCGAAAAGACGTCGGGACGGACGAAGTGA